AGCCTTGTCTCCTGTTTGTTGTGGTCTTGTTATCGTTGGCGTGATGTCTTGCGCTAGTTTTACCTTCTCTCCATCCAGTTTATCTATAATACTCGCCAGCTCTTCAACGCTCATATCAGCAAGACTCTTATCACTCTTACTGTTAGCTTGGGAGTGCTTGCCGATATCCCCGGCTAACTCAAGGCAGCTCCGAGCTGCGCTGACTCTTGCGCTTGCTGGGGCTTCGGTGTCTCTCATTACATCTTTGAAAGTCTGAACGGCAAGAGGCGCAAGATCGGATTGATAGAGTTTATGCCGTTCAAGTCGAATCCTTGCAAGTATCTTTGGGCTGTTCACTAGATTAAAGCTGCTTTGCTTCGGGTCTTTATATCCTGCCAGCCTGCAGACTGTGTTGGATTATTTCCCAACCTAACCAAGTTATGAATAAATTGGTCTTGTCTTTCCGTAAATTCTGTTTCTTTTAGCTTTGGCATTTTTCGCAGCTCTGGGACAAATTGATATCATGTCGAGCCGTTATCATGTCCGGCTCATTCTTAGTCATTAATCGCATAGCGAAATGCGAATAAAACCACCTAACCAGCCTGTAGTTTATCACGTTTACTCTATTAATAGTATTTTTCACAGTAAAAAAGGCTAAAAAATAGACTAATTATAAATAAACACAAAATATATGTTATTAATGTATAAGAATACTCTTGCTGTTCTCCTGCAACGGATTACAGAGAGTTTTAATTACATTTTCAACTGTGATTAATGTATAAAAATGAGCTGCAGTAGCATTATTGTCATTTATTTGTAGCATTTGGCTTGACAAGTGCTTTATTCAGCTATAATCTGGCAGAGCCAGTTTAACAACGCTTGGCGAGCGTGACCCAAACCCGAACAAAAGAGGTAATATGAATAACAAGAGAATCAAAAATATGGAAGTCCACATTGATAATGAATGGATGGCTGCAAGCGTAACAGAACTTGTAGGAAAGACGATTGATAATGAATGGATGGTAGTCTTTCGTAATTCAGAAGGCGCAAAAGATATCGTAAATTATCAACATAAAAACGCTGCTTTAGAAAAGTATCAATATTTAGTTGATAAACATTTTATTAATTATCCTTTTCAAGAGAAGGCAAAAGCTGAAGGATATTAAAAGCTGTTGATATCTCAGCAAGCATCCGGCTGATATCAGTTTGTCCAGGTGCTTGCGCAGATAGCAATAACGCTATCATTTAAAACCCTTCATATATAGAGGTAATATGGAAAACAATGATCAAGACGCTCTGATATTATTTGAAGACGAAAGATTCCGTTTTGTCATAGGTAAATATGACAAATCATATGTCTTTTTTATTAGAGTATTAAGCAACCCCTTAGCATCTGCTTGGAAAGTATTTGAAACCGAGCAGGAAGCAATCCGCTATGCTGAGAATCATATTTTAACTTATCAAAAAGAGGCTGCATGAATGATAACGCTTTTTATTTTGTTCTAGGAATGACAGCCTTTTGCATTCTATTTAATGCTTACATTTCTTGGTTTGATAACCGAGAGAAGAAGCGCAAACCCAAATCAGAAGAGGTAATATGAAAAGATTCTATCCAAAATATACAGATGCTAAAAGAGCATTAAGAGAAGCAATTGCAGACAAAGACCATAAGCGCAAAGTCTGGGATAATTTTGAAAGCTGGAAAATTTACGACTTAGGCAAACAACGCAAAGTAAGGCGTTATTTTATAGGCACACATCTTGAGCTTATTAACATTTAACCAAAGAGGTAATATGAGTATATATGTTGACAAGGTGCATATTTATTGCGACAGCGACAATTGCGACAATGAAACAATGATTGAAGCAGAAGAGCTGGGAGCAATAGACTTCAGCGATAGAAGCGAATATTCAGATATTCTTTCCGGTGTATCTGATTTTGCTTTAAATGCAAGATGGTATATTGACCCATTCACACACAGGGTGTCATGTCCAAACTGCGACATTAAAAGTATTGGCGGTTTCCCTATATATGAATCCGCTAAAGTCTAAACTTCGGAACGCATCTTTTATGGTGCGTTCTAAAGTGTAGATTAGCTACACTAAGCAGCGCAGCAACGCTGCTTCTTTTTAACCTGAATATAAGAGGTAATATGCCAAGTATATATGTGGGAACATACGGCAAGTATAACTCCGGCTCAATAGCTGGGGCTTGGTTGGATATGGAAGACTTCACAGACTCTGAAGACTTTTATAATGCTTGCCACAAACTGCACAAGGGCGAGCATGACCCGGAATTCATGTTCCAAGACTATGAGGGCTTTCCGGAGGGAATGATATCAGAGAGCCATTTATCTGATAAGTTTTGGGAGTGGAACGAATTAGAAGACCACCAAAAGGACATGATAGAGGCTTTTCACTCTGTAGCGAGTGAGCCGGAAGCAGACATTCAACGTATAGAAGATTGTTATTGTGGAGAACATGACTCTTTTGCTGATTATGTTTACGAATCTTTCACGAGCTGCAATGACATTCCAGACCATTTAGTTAATTTCATCGATTGGGAATCCGTTGAGCGTGAATGGAGCTTTGACCACATGATTGCCGAAATAACAAAATTTGACGGCTTAAAAGGTTATTCAATAACAAGGACTTTTATTTTTAGCAATTATTAGTCCCAACTATAGGCAGCAGTCCTTCGGGGCTGTTGCTTGTAGTGTGGATTAACCGCACTAGGCGGTACAGCAATACCGCTTTTTATTAACCCTCATCGAATGGTGATATATGAGCAAGAATTATTTTTATGTCGATTGGGCTGACTTGGAAACTGTCATTCAAGAAGACGGCAGCCTTGACCAAGGCAAACTATCTTGGCTTACACACAGCCAGATGAATGCAATCATTGCAAAGCTGCATTTAAATTGGCAGCAGCTCAAAGTTCAGAACAACATTTTGCAAGGCAAGATTAACGCCTACCAAAATAATTAAACAATAATAGCGCAGCTTTCGGGCTGCGCCTTAACCCAAAGAGGTAATATGATAGATTGGAGCAAAAAAGAAACTTTTTTACTTTCCGATGGACAGCTTGAAGGGATCATAAGAAATTTAGAAAATTCTATTGATGACCTGAGAAATGTTATTGATGCAGGTAAATGTGCAGGTAATATTGCAGGTAAAATAGAAGAACTTCTGGAGCTTTGTTATGCTAAACGCACAGAGTATGGTAAAGATTCTAAAAGAGTTAATGCTTACGGAGAGTCAACCCTTAACGACTATGATCTTGGTGAGTGCAGAGGTTGGATGTCTGCAATGGAGTTCGTAATTTTTTATCTTGAACTAATAAAGAAGGAGGAAGTATGAGTGAAAAAACTAATTATAAATGTGAGGATTGTGGGAGCAAGGAACTTTTGATTCCATCTTGGAAAACTCAGGATGGTATGCAGGATTTCCCAGACCCTTACGAATTAAATGGCGATGCATGGTGTAACGCCTGTGAGAAAATAATTTTTGTTGATACTAAGGAGGAAGTATGAGAATCGAAAATGAAGTTGTTAAGTTAATAAAGGCATTCAGAACAGGCAAACATACAATTAAATGTATGTATAGGTATGTAGACGGACAAGAGTTTGTTATCTCATGGAGCAACATACATGAGGGGTCTGGCAATGTAATAGAATATTGTCTTGACGAAAATTATTGTCTTGCTGGAGATGAGTTGATGATGGAAAAAATATATTCGTGCATGGTGGAAGGTGAATCAGATACGAATGAGAATATAGAATTGTATTTAGCAATTCGTGATACATTTAACTCTAACGATTGTGAGAAAGTCTAAACAAAAAACCCCCACATGATTTTACAGCAACGTAACCATGTGGGGGCTAACCCTCATCACAGAGGTAATGTGATGATCTTTAAATTCTAACTGAAAAGGAAACATAATGAAAGAACAATTACCACAAATCAGAATCTCTAAACAAGCAAATGATCTGCTTGAAAAGTTTTTAGAGAAGTACGAAAAAGAAAATGGACTCCGGCAGACAAAAACATGGTTCGTAACGAATTGTGTACTGAAATGCTTAAAATCGGAGTCTCAGATCAACGCTGGTAGCAACGAAAGCAACCTGCGCTTGTGATATATCCTTTGTTTTCTGGAGCTTTCTACTCAGAGAGCTTCAGAAGCAAACCAGCGTTCAGACTTCCTTCCAGAGCCATAACTATCATCTTTCAAGCAAACTATCAATCCAGCTTCCTGTAAGTCCTCTAAAATTTCCCTGCGATGTTTTGAGTTCCGCAGAAACCTTGTCGATTTGTATAAATCTGTAGTTGAAAGACCTTTGTTTCCTGAATCAATTATTAATCTTTCAACTCTTTTGCTGACTCTCTCATTATCATTATCTGCCAGATGCAAGAATATTTCTGTGCATGTATTTTGGGTGATAAATTTTACCAACTCGCAAGCATATTCTGCATGGTCTGATAATATTTGAGACTTGTCATCAGCCACGCAATTAATGAGAGCGATCTTCTTTGCCATTTCTGCTGTCCTGACCCACATTGAACCAGTTACGCCAGAGTTATCAATTTTATCATTTGAATAGTCCTCTAACTTCTCAAAAATTTCCCATGCAGGTTCAGAGTAGGTAATTACTTCAGGTTGAGGGATTGCCATTTCTTCAGACATATCACCTTTTATTTTGTTTGGTGCGATGGACATATTTTGGAAATACTTGCAGCGGTCAACTATCTCTTTCGGAAACTTCCCTATTATCTTCCCACGTTGGCGAGCAGGTCTTTCTAGTCCTGTACTGAAACATAAGAATCTTCCTAACGACCCATCCTTAACCTTACCAGAATTAAGACTCTGCCAGAATGTGCTGGGAGTGCTAGTACCGTAGATACTACAGCAGGGCTGTTGCAGTTCAAATCTTTGTTGCTCCGAAACGCTGGCTTTATCCTGACCAAAGTATGAACCGCCAGAGCTGGTGAAAACTTCCATGAACGTAGACATAATCTCAAGCTGGTGAGTGCTTGCGTTGTTGCTAAAGATTGCTTTCATGTAAAGGCCAAACTCATCAATCATAAAGATTGAGCTTTGCCTATGTGCAAGGACTCTTTCGATTGCAGCTCTTGACGTAACTTTTTCTGCGCCAAAGCATTCCAATTTCAAATCTGCATCCAGCTTTTTAATAATGTATCTGGCAGATTCTTTTCCATGTCCTGTAGGTGCAAGGGCTGCGATGAATAAGTTACTGCGAGTATTCTCTTCAGTAGTTACCTTCCTGCCCATTAAAACCCCAGCGTATGCTAGGCTTGCAGAGAGTGCTAGAATCGGCTGTCTATATTTAGAGTTCTCTACTATGAAATTAGTGAGATTGCCAACGAAACCTTTAGGATAGTAGAAGTCCGGGTGCAGAGTCTTTACTTCCGGCTTCTTCGGGAGTGCAGGTTTTTTGGCTTTCCAGACAACAGCGGCATCTTGAGCCAGCTCTTTAAACTTTGCAGCATTGTTCCCTTTTACTTTCAGCCAATCTGAAACA